TAGAAGCAGGTAAGACTTATACCTATGCATGGAACTATATAAGCACAGACTATACGCCATATAATGATGGTTCAATGGTTGTAGTAACAGGCGCAGCAGGCCCAGTAACAGTCAACGGTCAACAAAAATATGCACTACTAGGTTTCACTAATCCTGGCACAGGTAACTATTCAACTGGTAGTTACGGCTCAACAGGTTGGCAGCAGATTGTTATCACTGTAACTACAACAGGTACATATGAGTTAGCATTTATATCTTTTAACTTAGGTGATACAGCACTAAGTCCAATACTATTCATTGACGAAATTATTGGTACTACACAATTAAACGGACAAGAGTTCACTTCAGTTGCTCCTAACCCTGGTAGTACCGCTCCTCCACCACCAGCTCCTCCACCCGCCGGCCCAACATATTGCTGTGGTGGTACTGACTCATCATTTAATGCTAGTGCAACAAATACTGCTAAAGTTAATGAGTTTAGTTCTAGAACTGTAAAAGATTCAAAAGTAATCATTGAGCAAATTGGTTCGGGTAATAGTATTACTGTGACACAAAGCGGCACTAGAGAAAATTACTTTAAGTATTACAGTAGTGGTAACAACAATACAACAACTGCTACACAAAGCGGTACAAGTAATGCGGTAACAAATTATGTAGACATTACACTCAATGGTAGCAGTAACAATGTAACATTAAGTCAAACTGGCTCTGGCGGGGCAAAAGGAATCTTTGCTACTGTAGCAAATAACAACAATACGATAAATATCCAGCAAAAAGATAATGGTAATCATTACCTGGATCTATCTTTGAGCGGTGGTAACAAATCTGTTGCTATCATCCAACAAGGCAGTGGCAGTCATATGGCCGCAGTCAGCCTTAGCGGAAACCCAACAAGTTTCGAATTGACACAAAGTGGCAGTACACAGAACTTCTATTCAATTGTACATTCATGTGCAACAACTGGAGGATGCGGTACAATCACAGTAACACAAGGACAATAACATGCTGAAGAAAATTTTACTAAGTCCATGGACTGCATTACTCACACTAATTTTAATCGTAGGTATCAGAGCATTAGATCCTAGCTTTGTTGAAAGTGTACGCCTAAGATATTTTGATACACTTATCACCAGCAAGGCTCCTGTGCAGAATAATGTTTACACTGTGAACATTGATGAAGCCGCATTAGACAAATATGGTCAATGGCCTTTCCCACGTGATCAGTATGCAAACATAGTAAAAGATTTGTATGCCAGAGGCGCAGGCCTTGTTGTGTTCAATGTGTTAATGGCAGAGCCTGATCGTTTCAAAGGCGACAAGGCTATGGAAACTGCAATGCTACAGTATCCAGTTATACTACCAAATGTGCCATCGGACAAGTCAAAAAATAATCCTCGAGAAACTGGTGCCGCAATCCTAGGTCCAGAGTACTTAGATACAGTAATTCAATATCCTGGTATCATTGCTAACTTGCCTAACTATGAAGGACTAGCAATCGGTACAGGTACAGTTAATACATTACCAGAGATTGACGGTGTAAATCGTCGCGTACCATTAGTAGCCAGTGTAGACGGAACATTATATCCGGCACTAAGTTTAGAAGTACTGCGAGTAGTAGCAGGCGATCCTAGCTTTCAAATCAAGCTAAACGAACTTGGTGTTGAAAAGATGCGTATACCTCAGTTTGGTCCAGTTACCACAGACAGCTTAGGCCGTGTATGGATTGATTGGAGTCAAAAGTCACACAGCATCAGTTTAGCTGACTTGCCCAAAGACTTTAGAGGTGCTGTTGTCATCGTAAGCCCAACAGCAGCAGGTATTAGTAACCCAGTACCAACAGCACTAGGACCAGTTCATCCACATGAACTACAAGCCGCAGTAGTTGGTACTATGTTTAACGGTGTAAACATTCAACGCCCAGACTATGCAGACTTTGCAGAAATTGCTGCATTACTTGCATTAGGCTTAATTATAATTTTCTTATCAAGGTGGACATATGTCGGTCTTTCTACAACTGTTGTTGGGATCGCTGCCAGTGTTGGTGGCTCTTACTGGTTGTTTATTAACCACAACGTGCTCGCAGACGCGACAGCAACTACTATTGGCCTTATTCTTGTTGCCCTGCACGTTTATGGCGTTAAGTTTGTAAGTGAGTTCTTACAGAAGCAACAAATTAAAAAGCAGTTTGGCACTTACTTAAGCCCAGACCTAGTAGCACAGCTACAGCGTCAACCAGAGCTATTAAAGCTAGGTGGTACCGAGCAAGAGCTGTCAATTATGTTTACTGACGTTCGCGGCTTTACAACAATCAGTGAACACTATGGTAAAGACGTTCAGGGCTTAACAAGCATCATGAATCGTTATATGACTGCTATGACTAAGGCGATCCTTGAGAACAAAGGTACACTAGACAAGTATATTGGTGACGCACAGATGGCATTCTGGAACGCACCAGTTAATAATCCACAACACGCTAAAGATGCAGTACGTACTGCATTTCAAATGTTAAAATCATTAGAGGAATTCAATGCAGAAATTAAGACAGAAGGTGTACCAGCTTTTGGTATGGGTCTCGGTATCAATACTGACACTGTGGTTGTTGGCAATATGGGCAGCGATCAGCGTTTTGATTATACCTGTCTTGGTGACGGCGTTAATCTTGCTAGTCGCCTCGAAGGTCAATCCAAGCCCTACGGCGTCAAAATCATTATCGGACCAAAAACGGCTGAGTATGTGCGAGAAACATACCAAGTCGTTGAGCTCGATTTACTCGCAGTAAAAGGTAAAACAGAGCCAGCACAAATCTTCACAGTATTAGAAGATTTTGATGCTGCTGACGAAAGAGTACACAAAGAATTTTTAACAGCCTATCGCAAAGGCGATTGGGACACAGCATACAAACTAGCTACAGACATGAGACACAGTTGGAAGGGTGAACTAACTCAATATTACGAAGCAATGAGAGCTCGTATACATGAGTTCAAATCAAGTCCTCCCAAGAACTGGGACGGCATCTACAGAGCCACATCAAAATGATCAAGCTAGAGAGTAATAGAGATAGTACAAAATTTACAGTATTAGAAGATGACAAAGTCTTAGTGTTTACTAGTAACTATGCACATGCAGTAGAAGTATACGAACGTGCTAAAGCTAATGACCGTGATTTTTTAGAAAAAATATTTACGCCTTTTATTCCTCAGGGTCCCAAGACTGTAGTCCAATAAATGTATTTCTGTAATGACGGAAATCTTTTATCAATTGTCTTGCGTGAAACAATTCTAAGGGTATCTTGTCTGTATATTTTGTTAAGGGTAGATAATAGCGGCTGACTATTTTCTCTAGTCGCTTGATATCTACACTTAAGGCATCTACAATTTTATTGTTGTATTCTCTATCTTGTATTAGACCTAGAAGCCACGAATGGTATTCGTTTTCTATATTATAGCTTCTAGTAATTTCTCGCAATTCGTAAAATAACGCACGTACAGGATTTATATTAGGTCTATACTTAACCAGGACCGATGGAAATTTAAAATCGTGTGATTCTGATTCAAGCTGATTAATTGTACTAGTATAATCTTTTCTAAGAGCTGCTTTTAAACTTTCTAGATTATCAGTTATTTTTTGTTCGTAGTCTTTGATTAACAAATCTGCAATTTTTTGATATTTTGAGTTTAATTTATCGTAGTATTCGTGTTTGATATCGTCGATAGAATATGCACCCTCGAGTAAATCAAATGGGATAGTTTTAGATTTTTTATATTTTTCTAATTCGTGCTGGATTCGTAGAAGCACGAAATCTACGACGTCATTCATTACACTATTTATTCTTTGTGAATTTTAAGAATAGTGTGTAGTTTTTCTGTTCCGCCGTTTTTGTTTAGTGTTAGTCTAGCACCGTTGTGTAACGGCTGCGGCCAAACACCAATGTTTACCCATGCATATCCTGCACTTTCTCCATTTAGTACAGGACTAAATTCTCTTTCTACCACATAAACAAAACTGTAGTAATAAAATTTTTGATCTCGGCTTTGATATACATCTATAGGATTTAGTTTAGCAAGTTCTGGTACAAAGCCAATTTCTTCTGTTAACTCACGCTGAATACACTCGTAGACTGTTTCGCCTTTTTCAATAAGGCCGCCCCAAAAACCCCAAGTGTTTTTAAATCTTTTATCAGAATTGCGTAGTTGCAGTAAGCAACGACCAGTGTCTTTTGCTAAAAATACTACGCCAGCGGCAGTTGTCATTACAGTACAAGTCTCCAGTAACCAGGATTGTATTCACCTTCGTAACTACTTATCCATGCGCTACCGGTCCACTTGTATTGTTTTGATGTAAAGTCGTTTGTTACATATTGAACAGTGCTAACTGATTGAGAATCAAATACTACTGTCCAGTTTGAGCCATCATATTGTATAATATCGTTTTCGTTAGCATCAACATTCCATGCAGGATAACCTACCGCACTAATTGTTTCTGTAATCAAGTAACGTTGTCCTAGAGCTGCTGCTGCCAAACCACTACCGGGGCTGCTAGATCTGGGATCAATAATTTTAGTTACATCAACTAACGAGTTTGATGGAAGTGTATCAGTATCTAAGTTAAAAATTAAAGAAGTACCGTCTAGAGGGTTAGCTGATACAGATCCGACTACTAGATTAGAATCGCTATCACTATCATTGCTAATATTAAGTTTCAGCAAACTAGTTGAAGTTAGTTCACCCTTCATCTCAATGATATCCTGCCATACTTTAGCGACCCCGCTGTTATTAATCAGTGTTGCCGTAGCACCATTTATTAATAATCTATAATCGCCTGGGGTAACAATGACTTCTCCTTCATCTGGAATAGTGCCAAAGAAGTCTGCATATGCCTGATCATAGCCTAGACCAGCAATGTTATCTGTTTTATGAATGTCAGCGATGATTTGCTGAATAATTGTTTGACGTTTAACTTTAGCTGGGGGACTAATCCAAATAGGTACACTAAACGTTAGTGTAGAAATATCTAATGTTTCATCTACACCTGCCGGAATACTACGACTACTCCAGTTAATATCTGTTAGTTCTATTTCAAATACGCTAGTCCAGTCTAGCGGATTACTATTTGACTGCAACTGAATACTTGGATTAAACAAAATAAAGATTTGTTCAAGTAATTGAAGTTTAGTATCAGTGTTAGTAGTCCAAATATCAACTTGAACAGTTAAGTTATAAGGAACAGGCATATAACGTTGTGTTGTATACAAGTTGCCTTGTTCACTAGTGTATGTATTATTTACAGTATCAAATTCGCGCTCTGCTACTTGTTGAGTATCAACTAAGAACGGTTCAGCAGTTCTATCTCTAGCAGGCTGAATACTTTGAATACTTACAGCGATTTGTGGCGCACTATTAAGTGTATTTTCGCTGTTGTTACGCATAATGTGCGCCACAAGTCTACTTGAATCGCCATAACGTGCAGGCACACGGTTATATTTCACACCGTTACTAGTATATTCTCTTACTTGAAAGTTTGAAAATACTCTGATAATCTGAATTAGATAACGTTTTATCTGCTCGTCATACCAGTAGTCTAAGTTCTTGCCTGCCATTATGTTTTCCTTATGCTAACCAGCTAGCATACTTTTTAGTTTTTTCCTTACGATCATCTAAACCATGTGTGCCGCCATTGATACGCTTTGTTAGTTCTAAAATTGCTGCATCGTTCACACCCTTGTCGCAAATAGCCCATAGCTTGTTTGTTTCAAAGAAGAACATAGCACTTTCAAAAGCATACTTAGATGAAACAACATCTGGATTTGTTAGTACTTCTGGATCACCGATGTACTTAGAAAATGCAGTGTAGTTGTCCTTACCTGTTAGCTGAATAGCACCGCGACCACGGAACTTATAACCATCGCCTGAAGCTTCTGGACCATTGCCCATTCTGCCGCCGTATACACGGTTAGCAATCATCTCTGGCTTACGCTCATACTTAGCGGCTGTGGCAGCATCTGGGAAATACTTTTTAAAGATGCTTTGTAGGCCTTGTGCGCCATAGTTTAAGTTTTCGTTGAATGTTTTAAAACCGCCTGATTCGTGAGCGCACTGTGCAAAGAAGTGTGCTGCTCGTGCATCACTTAGTTTATAAAATGCTTGTGCAGCCTTTAGTGTACCTGGTCCCCAAGCACCATCTGCTGTTGCGCCTACTTTTTCTTGTAAAATTTTAACTGACATGTGTGCTCCTTAGAGATTCTTCCAAGCGTTTGTTGGATCAAAGTCGTTTGTTGGTACATACTTTGTTGATGAACCGTCTTTCTTAGCAAGTAGTTTTTGCTTACGGTTACCACCTTCCTTCTTAATAGAAGCATGTACCCAACCTGAGTTCTTATCGCCTTCTACGTAGAATTCGAGAATTACTTGGTCAAATTCTAGGTTGTCTGCAATCCAGTCGGCAACAATCTTGTTTGAAATACCGTTAATTTCAAAGTCAATTGCTTGACCATTAACGTGCTGACTTGTTGTGCTGCCGCCTACAGCCTTGTTAACGGCTGGGCTGCGATAGCTTGAGTTAATTGTTACAGCCTTACCAAAGTGAGCACGAACTGGCTCAAGGATTTTTTCACAGCAATAACGCATGTTTTCAATGTGTTCTGCTGTTGGTGTATTTGGTAGACCTAGCTTTTTTGCTGTTGGTGATGCAGTCATTTCTTCTAATGTGAAATGCTCTGTTAATTTTGTAGCCATCTTGTTACTCCTTTAGTTGTCTGTCTTTGGCTTTACTACTTTGCTGAGATTAGTCTTTTCAGGTGTAATCTCACCGTCACTATTAATTGTGTAATTATCGTTGTTAACGAATGTAGTAAGCAGTCTGTTAGCAGCCGCCCATGCGCTGCGAGCATCATCGCTTACTCTGATCCATCTGCTTCCGGATTTCATAAACAATCTATTAGGAGTAAAATCAGTTCTTAAGAAATAATCACCATCACTTACTCCGGTAGTTGGGAAACTTGATCCGCTACCGACTATGCTTAGACCGTTTGGTGGTTGTCCATCGCTAGCACCAAAATCCAAACCAATAACCGGCTTGTCTGGTACACTAGGATCAAAATATAAGTGTGTGTTATTTCTGTATTGCGGATCGTAAGGAACGTCACGCTCCGCTTGTTCTAGTATTGCATCATTAATTGCAATTTCGTTTTGATACTTGCTGATAAGATTGCGTAGATCGCCTTCTTCCTCGCCTGTACCCAAAATATCTCTGTATTCTTGGCTGTCGCTGATAGGACCGCACTTAACACGCCACAAGTGAGGCCACCAACGAGGATCGTATCCTTCTGCTGGTCTAGCACCTTCCTGTACTACATAAAATCTGTTAATAGCGCCTTCAGCACCTAGTAAAATATCATCTCTTAAGTGGGGCAACTCTAGTACGTCACCGGGCATTAGTTTGCGTCCTAACGCTTCAACCATGCTTTCAATGTGGAAAGTTAAAAATACTGTATCGTTAGCTAAAAACGCACCAAACTGTGTTAAGTCAAATCCGTCGTTGTCTAAGATGTTATACTGTCCCCTTAGCTCATAAATTGTTTTATCGTACTTGCGATCTCTATTTTCTAGGAACAGCAAGTCTTGAATAAACACTTGAGTGTCGTTGCCTGCACTGCTAGGACGGGTAGGATCGCCACTATCGGGAGTTTCGTTAACACCTAAATATTTGTGGATGTGAACCCCAGTACCGCCAGCATGTAAATGCTCGCCCACAATTCTATCAATGAATTTAAAATCATTGGTTTTGACTGGGTTCCATAGTGAAAGTCTTGGCATAATACTATTTATCAGAAGTATTCTAAATAAAAATTACCCGAACATTTAAAGCAATAAATATTGGTATGAACAAAGCTGTTAGGGGCGCCCGTCCAATTAAAAATCGTGCTGTTAAAGAGCACTATGATTCGCATATTTATAGAGATGTGGGCTTAGACGAATACGTTGATGTGTGGCGTAACTGGTTAGAATACTCGGATACAAAGTCTATTAACGGACTAGATAAGTTTAAATTTGCGGACTATACACAAGGCACAAGTCAAACGTTTGATCACTTTATTTTAAAACATGCTGCTGATAAGCATATATTTTGCCTTCAGGGTGATTTTCAATATCATGCTTGTTTAGGTAAACACATTAATTTTTCCTATGTGACCAGTTATAACGATCTGATTAGTAAAATACAGGGCAAAGGACTACATGCATTATTAATCAGCGCACCTTTTAGTGACTATGGTTGTATGCATCCCGAGTTTTATGATATCCTAAACATATGTCAGATTAATGATATCCCTGTTTGTATAGATTTAGCATATTGGGGTATCTCTAAAAAAATAAATCTCGATTTAAACTACCCTGCTATCAAAGAGGTCACTTGCAGCTTAAGTAAACCGTTCTATGCTCTAGAGAATCATAGGGTAGGAATCAGGTTTACCAAAACTTATGCTGATGATGGTATAAGTATGTTAAACGAAGTGGAGATGCAAAATAAGCACAGTATGAGCTTAGGCGTACACTTTATGAAAAGTTTTAGCCCAGACTGGAACTGGGAAACGTATCAAGAAAGATACGATGAAGTATGCAAAGAATTTGGCTTTATTTACACTGATACTGTAATATTTGGATTAGGTGACGAAGCTAGATATAAACATTTTAACAGAGGCATTCCTGGAAATTACAGAGTTTGCATTTCCGAATATCTCGAGGACACAGACATATGAAAGTTAATTCACACAACGATTGGGATCCATTAGAGGAAATTATTGTAGGCCATGCACATCATAGTCGCATTGCCACAGACATTAGCGCACGTAGCTTCAGCTATGCTAATCATCCAGCGGAAAAGATTAAGCCTTTAGAAGGCACTTATCCTCAATGGGTGATTGACGAAGCAAATGAAGATGCTGACGGACTAGCAGACACACTTACAAAGATGGGTGTAAAGGTACATCGTCCTAAGATTATTGACTGGGAAAATGTTAACTACGACATCGGCCAAGGCTGGAACACCAAAGGCTGGTATAGCTGGTGTCCACGTGATTTAATTCTTCCTTTGGGTGATATGCTTATTGAAACACCTACACCAGTTCGTGCCAGATACTTTGAAACGAGATTGTACGAAGACATTCTTTACGAAGCGTTTGAAGATGGCGCAATGTGGATCCAAGTACCAAAGCCAAAGTTACACGATAACATGTATCAGTTTGACAACCTAAAGAAGGCAACATTGATGGATCATGAAATTTGTTTTGATGCTCCAAATATTGTTCGTGTTGGTCGTGACTTACTTTATCAAGTTAGCAACAGCGGAAACATGAAGGGCTTTAAGTGGCTCAAGCGTTTCTTAGAACCAATGGGTTATAAGCTACACTACAGCGAGCTATACAGTTATGCACACTTTGATAGTACAATTATTCCACTACGTCCGGGGCTAGTACTGTTAAACAGCAGTCGAGTCACGCCAGACAACTGCCCAGAGATTTTCAAAAAGTGGGACAAGATTTGGTTTGATGATTGTGTTGTACAAGGCAGCAAACTTGCTGACCAAGGATATATTGCACCATGCAGCCCGTACATTGGTATGAACATTCTCAGCGTTAACGAGAATACAATCATTTGTGACAGCGCACAGGAACCATTGATGCGCGAACTAGACAAGTGGGGTATTGACAGCGTGCCAGTTCGTTTCCGTCATAGCATGACATTAAGCGGCGGCATTCACTGTGCAACACTTGACTTGCGTCGTAAAGGAACACTAGAGAGTTATTGTGATTAAATACGGTCATATAGACGTTGATATACATTCGGATGAATTAAGCAAATTAAATTTTATTGATTTGCATGAATGTTATCGCCAGTATGATACTTTAAATCTTTATTACAATAAGTACAATAGTAGTGTCTGGCAAATGTTTGACGAAGATTGCCCGTCCTGGATATTTGATATAGCAAAACAGTTAGTGTTACAAACTAAAGAAACTGTTAAGTATGTTGTTAGTATTATTAAATTAGAACCAGGTAATACAGTACCAAATCATGTCGATGCACATTTTAAAGTTCAAGAGCAGTTTGGTAAAGGTAAAACTGCTCGATACTTGATTATGCTAGAGGATTGGAAGCTAGGTCATTATTACGAAATACATAATCAGCCATTTGTAAAATGGCGTAAAGGTGACTGGGTATTGTTTGGCCAAGAGGATTGGCATCTTGCTGGCAATATGGGCGACGAACCTTTTTATTCTATGCAGGTAACAGTGAAATATGATTAAAGGTACAGTCGATATTTCACACATCACCTACTCTATGCTAGAGCAAACAGTTTTTGCTGAAAGAACTGAAACAAGAGAAGCTGGTGGTTATTGGGAAACATTAGGAGCATCTACTCCAAACTTTCCTCTAAATTCTGATATCGTTTATCAAACGTTTGAGAATTTACCTGAATGGGCTTACAAAACAGCAGAGCTGTTCTCAGATTGGGTGTTTCACTACATGATTACAATTAATAAAGTGACACCAGGGTGCTTTATCCCACCGCATAGGGATACATTATATAGAATAAGGCAAAAAGTTTCAACTGAAAATATTGACATTTCTAATATGGTACCAATACGTGTAAATTTGTTTTTACAAAACAAAGAAGTAGGCCATGTTTTTGAAATGGAAGATAAGTTCTTAAATAACTATAAGCAAGGTGACTTTTTAATTATCACTCCAGATAAAGTTCACAGCGTAGCTAATATAGGATACTTAAATAGATATACTATGCAAATAACAGGATTCGCAAGATTAGAGGATATAACATGAAAATTTTCATTACAGGACACGACGGATTTATTGGTCAACATTTAGTTGAGCGTTTGAAAGGTAAACATGAGCTGTGTTTCTTAGAACACGATTTAAGAGATCACGACAAAGTAGGTTTTCAAATTCGTCAATTTGACCCAGAAGTTATTGTTCATTTAGCTGCTCGTACAGAAGTTGAAAAAAGTTTTTACGAACAGATCACATTTAGTGACATTAATTATACTGGTACTGTAAACTTAATTGAAGTTGCTAAAGATTTACCTAATTTTAAAAACTTTGTATTTGCCAGTACTATGGAAGTTTACGGCTGGCAACCTATCAGTGATTTAATTAGAGACGGAAGAGAAAAAAGTATTTTTGCTTTTGATGAAAGTACTCCACCTAATCCTAATGCACCATATGCAGTAGCTAAGTATGCCTGTGAAAAGTATCTAGAGTATGCACACCGTAGTTATGGTTTGCCGTTTACTGCTATTCGTCAAACAAATGCGTACGGTCGCAAGGATAATAACTTCTTTGTTACCGAACAGATCATTTACCAGATGCTTACCAATCCTAAGGAAATTAATCTAGGCTATGGTGAGCCATATCGTAACTTTATCTATATTGATGATTTGTTGGATGCATGGGAAACTGTTATTAATAATCCCGACAAGTGCGCCGGCGAAATTTTCTGTATTGGACCAAGCAATGCACTCAAGATTAAAGATTATGTAAAAATTATTGCTGATAAAATTGGTTGGGACGGACACGTAAATTGGAATACAAAACCAAAGCGTCCTGGTGAAATCTATTTACTCAATAGTACTAATAACAAAATTACTGCTCGATTAGGGTGGTACCCAAAAGTTGATCTAAACGAAGGTCTCGATAGAACTATTGCAGTTTGGCAGAACATTGTCGATAACGACCTAGAATTTAACGTCAAAAAGAAGTTTAGTATTGGGAAATAAACCGGCTTGACAAAACGATCCTTTGTGCTATACTTATAAAGTACATACAGTAAACGGAGATCTTAGCTTACTATGGCAAAGGCAAAAGTAAAGCGTAATATTTCGGCTAACGGGATGACTATTCCTGATTGGAGTATTATCAAACGAGATATTAAGCCTTTTAAAAATCATAACGGAGTTCTAATGGACTATAAGCGTCTTTACGACTCTGCTATGTACTATGTTCATTATGAAGTGCCTCTTAAGACTTTGGTAACAAGTTTTATTAAGTATGCTGAACGTTTTGATAAAAAGAAAGCTGCATTACTAAAAGTTTTGCCCGACTATGAGTTTATGAGCGCAGGCAAGTTTGCTTACATGGCGCTCAAAGGTGTTGATATGGAAGAGTCAACACACGAATTTCTAGAACGCAAATACAATGAATTTTTAGAAAAAGCAAACAAACTTTCAAAAGTTAAGAGGGCTGTTGAATCCGAAAAAGTCAAGATGCCTGTAATGTCTATTCAGGATCGTATGCGTGAACAAGTATACGGACTTTGCGGACAGTGGGACGAGTATGTTGACCAACTGTGTTTCGGCAAAGACTTTGACCTTGCTAAGTTTGATCCTCACGCTCAAATGCAGAGTCATAACTCAGGCGTTATCAAAGCAGCTCACGCTAAAATTATTAAAGACATGTATACCAACCAATACAACGAAGCTCAAGAAGTTGTAGAATGGAAGGACGAGCAGATCAAAGAAGGCTATGCATACATGAACGTTAAGAAGCGTAAAGAGTTTCTAGCATTTTATGAAAAGATTATGGTTGCCTGCGATACATTTATTAACACCGGTAAGGCTGTGCGTAAACCCCGTGTTAAGAAGGCACCTAGCAAGGAAAAGCTGATCTCCAAGATCAAGTTTAAGGAAAGTGAACCTAGCATCGGTCTTGCAAGTGTTAATCCACTGAGCATCATTGATAGTGGTATTTTGTGGGTATATAACACTAAGAATCGCAAGCTAGGCTGCTATGTTGCAGATTCTATGGCTCAGGTACTAAGTATTAAAGGTACTAGCATCGTTGGATATGATCCTAAGAAGAGCTTGCAAAAGACTGTTCGTAAGCCGGAGATTCTTAAGGGCGCAAACAAGCTATCTAGGACAAAAATCCAAAAGCAGTTCGATGATATCAGGGCTACAGAAACAGAAATGAATGGGCGTTTGAACGAGCATATTATTCTAGTTAGTACGTTCTAAATAGATAAATAGTATTATGCCAGCAAACCAAATAGGATATAACGGACGTTTAGACTTAATTCGAGAGCTACAATTGCGTCTTGCTGACGGTATTGTAGACGTTGAATTAGATCGTGAACATTACGATGTTGCAATTGATAATGCTCTTGCAAAGTATCGTCAGCTAAGTTCAGGTTCAGTAGAAGAAAGTTTAATTTTCATCGAAACACAACCTGATGTAACTGAATACACTCTCCCAGACGAAGTACAAGAAGTACGACGAATTTATCGCAGAGGTATTGGTACAAACAGCGGTGGCGGCACAAACTTTGATCCGTTTGACGTAGCATTCAATAACATGTACATGCTACAAGCAGGACAGATTGGTGGCCTTGCTGTATTCGATGCTTTCGCTCAGTACAAAGAAACAATTGGTCGTGTGTTTGGTAGCGAATACAACTTTTTATGGAATCGTAACACCAAGGTACTAAAACTACTACGTAACGTTCGTCATGACGAAGAAATTATGATTGGTGTGTACAACTTCATTCCTGAAAACGTACTGTTAAAAGATGTATATGCGAGCCCATGGTTAGCTAGTTATGCGCTAGCATTATGTAAGCATTATCTAGGCGAAGCTCGTAGTAAATTTACTAGTGGCTTACCAGGTGCCGGCGGCGCCATTCAGCTCAACGGCACAGAACTAAAACAAGAATCACAGCAAATGCAAGAGCAGCTAAAGCAAGAACTTCATAACATGGAAGAAGGCAATAGTCCTCTTGGTTTTATCATAGGTTAAACATGATTATTGGTTTGATTGGCTTTATCGGCAGCGGCAAGGATACTGTTGCACAGGAATTCGTAAAACTAGGTAGTAAGAAGGATAGTTTTGCAGCACCGCTTAAAGATGTATGTGCGGCAATGTTTGGTTGGCCCCGAGAACTTCTTGAAGGCGATACAAACGAAAGTCGAGAATTCCGTGAAACACCCGATATGTTTTGGACTCGCAAATTAGGTATTGATAATTTTACACCTAGACTAGCACTTCAGCTCGTAGGCACAGACGTACTACGCAATCAATTCTCACAAGATATTTGGCTTAACAGTTTAGAATATCGTATTAGAAAAAATACATCCAGCCGAGAATGCATTGTAATCAGTGATGCTCGCTTTAAGAATGAGCTTGAACTAATCAAAGAAATGGGCGGCAAGATTGTATGGGTACGCCGAGGCGAACTGCCCGAGTGGTTCGACATTGCTTCTAGCGCACACACCGGCAATGCAGTAAGCCGCAAAATTATGCAGACACGCTACAGAGATATTCATGAAAGTGAATGGAACTGGGTAGGCTTCAAACCTGACTACACTATTTTCAACACTGGTACTATCGAAGACCTACGTGACCGCGTAGCCGAAATCAATCTAAATATCAAGAAACCTCAGCTAGTAGCCATTTAAGGCTATTTAGCATTTTCGCTCAGTTTTGTTGCACCCGGTAGTCGTATAATACCGGTTTTCTCCGTTTTCGCATAAATACTTGCATAGGAAACTTACTTAAACCTATCTACGGGAGAATAACATGGCAACATTAGTTTCACCTGGTGTAAGTGTAAGCGTAACAGATGAGAGCTTCTATGCTCCAGCTGGTACAGGCACAGTTCCTCTTATCATTATTGCAACAGCACAAGATAAGACAACTCCAGACGGTAGTGGTACCGCAGCTTATACTACAGCAGCAACAGCAGGCAAGGTTCAATTGATTACCAGCCAAAGAGACCTGCTTACAAATTTTGGTAATCCAATTTTCAAGACAAGTGGTGGTACACCATTACATGGTCATGAGCAAAACGAATACGGTCTAATGGCAGCTTACAGCTTCCTAGGTATCGCAAATCGTGCTTATGTACTACGTGCAAACATTGACCTAGATCAATTAACAGCAAGCGCAGATGCACCAAGTGCAAATCCAGCTAATGGCGCATACTGGTTAGATACAGCTAACACAGTTTGGGGTCTAAAGACATGGAGCGGAAGTGCATGGGTTCGCCAAACTGTTAGTGTTCCAGCAGCTACTGACATGGACACACCAACATCGCTAAAACCAGCATATGGTAAGAATGGCGACTTTGCAGCAGTTTACTTTAATAACTTAGGCGATACTGCTAGCTCAGTTAAAATTCATCAGAAGATTGCTGGTGCATGGTATGTAGTTGGTTCAGGTAGCTGGGATTCAGCAAGTGGTAAAGACTTCCAAGTAAGTCGCCACACCAACCTACCAAGCACAAAGAGCGGTGGTGGTTCACTGTCATCAGGAGACGTACTACTACAGACTAACGCTCCTAACAATGGTACAAGTATTGTAGTTAAGGTTTACAGCAACGGCCAGTGGGTAACAGAGACAGTAAACCAATTTCAATTCTCTGCATCAGTGTTTGACGCTTTAGGTTCAACATTAAGTGAAGGCGATTTATGGGCTGACTTTACAGCAGCAGACGCAACAATCGTACTTCGTCGTCACAACGGTGCAAGTTCATTAAGTGCAACTTCAAGCGCAGCATTAAGTGTTGTTAACGTAACAGGTCATGCAGGTAAAATTTCATTGGTCGTTACAGTAAATGAAGGTACACCAGTACCTGTAACACTTCTTTCAAACACATCAGGTAACGCAAGTGTTGATGATATTGTTGCAGATATTAACGGAGCACTTTCAAGCGCAAACTCAACAGTTAGCTTTACTTCAACTGTGATTGCTACAAACGTAAGCGGTAAAGTTCGCATTACTGATACTGCTGGTAGAGATATTCTACTTGAAGCAGGTAACGTTGCTGGCTTCGATCCTACTGATCTAAACTTAGTAGAAGATGTTCCTTACACCAATTGGGAAGAACTAAGCTACGAAGCAAGCGCAACAGCAATTACAGGCGAAACTGCAAACGGTACACTATGGTATGATAATGTAATCAGCGCAGACAACATTGACATTCTATACAACGATTCAGTCGATGGTTGGAAAACCTATACCGGTGATATCCAAGTAACAGCTTCAGAACCAACTAAGCAGAGCGACGGTATTACATCACTTTCAGACGGCGATCTTTGGATTGATGGTGGAGATTTAGAAAACTTCCCAATGATCTACAAGTGGAACGGCACAGACGATGTTTGGGTACTAGTGGATAACACAGATCAAGTAACCAGCGACGGCATTTTGTTTGCAGATTTCCGTCCACGTGCAACACCACTTGCAACTACAATGGACGCTGACTCACCAGCTGAGGCAAGTTTCCCAGTTGGTATTCTAGCATGGAACAAACGTGCTAGCGGTGGTAACGTTAAAGAATATAACGAAGTATACATTGTTTCTGGTAATGACATTGGTCCTAAGTGGGTTGACTACTCAGGTAACAAGTCAGACGGTTCACCATACATGCTACGTAAAGCTCAACGTGCAGCAATTGTACGTCAGATGCAGGCAGCAGTAGCAGCCAGCGAAGAAGCAAGAAACGAAGTAAATCGTTTCAACTTAATCGCTTGCCCAGGTTACCCAGAACTAATTGATGAAATGGTAAGCCTAAACGTTGATCGTAAGGAAACAGCATTTATTGTTGCTGATGCTCCTCTACGTCTAGCAGCAAGTGCAAGTGCAACTCAAGCATGGGCAACTAACACTGCTAATGCAGACGGCAATGGCGAAGATGGCCTAACAGCCAGCTCACCATATATTGGTGTTTACTATCCACATGCGTTAACAACTAACCTAGATGGTACAAACGTTCTACAGCCAGCAAGTCATGTTGCTCTACGTACACTAGCATTTAACGACCAGGTTGCTTTCCCATGGTTTGCACCAGCTGGCTTCCAGCGCGGTCTAGTAAGCAATGCTACAAGCGTAGGTTACTTAGATGCAGCTACAGGTGAATACGTAGCAGTTGCACTAAGCGAAGGCCAACGTGATAGCTTGTATGTAAACAAGATCAACCCAATTGGCAACTTCCCAGGTCGTGGTCTAGCAGTGTTTGGTCAGAAGACTCTAAACCCTGTTTCAAGCGCACTGGATCGTGTTAACGTTGCACGTCTAGTTGTTTACCTACGTGAACGTCTAGATGATATCGTTAAGCCATTCTTGTTTGAACCAAACGATGAAGTTACACGTCAGAACGCAAAGGTTGTAGTTGACCGTTTCCTAGGTCAGCTAGTAACACAGCGCGGTCTCTTTGACTTCTTAACAGTTTGTGATACAACAAACAATACACCTGCAAGAATTGATCGTAACGAACTACACATTGACATTGCTATTCAGCCAGTCAAGGCAGTTGAGTTCATCTACATTCCAATTCGCATCCAGAATACACTGGGCGCATCGCAGTAAGGTTGGTTCCTTACCAAACAGAAAAAGGGGCAGCAATGCCCCTTTTTTTGTCAAATTAAAACATGAGTTTATGATTTTTCCAAATATTTGATAAATATTTACATAGAAAAGAACTAACCGTTCGTAGGAGAACAAGATGGCAAATATTAATACAACAGAAACCAGATCAAAGTTTGGTGTTCCTGTTACCGGTAACAGTGGCTCAGGCATTCTAATGCCTAAGCTAAAGTACCGTTTCCGTGTTAGCTTCTTAGGAGGTTTCGGTGGTGAAGCTGAGTCAAGAGTACTAACACAAAACGTACAGAACGTTAGCCGTCCAAAGATTACATACGAAGAAGTAACAATTGATAGTTACAACTCAAGAATGTATCTACAGGGCAAGCACAGTTGGGAGCAGATCTCAGTTGTTGTACGTGACGATATCACAAACAGCGTAACCAAGCTAGTTGGCGCACAAATCCAGCGTCAGGTAAACCACTTCCAGCAATCAACACCAGCAGCAGGTTCAGACTATAAGTTTGACATGCAGATCGAAATCCTCGACGGTGTTAACGCTGGCGCAAGTGAAGTTTGGTTCCTAGAAGGCTGCTTCTTAACTAACGTTGATTACAGCGATAGTGATTACAGCACCAACGAACCAGTAACAGTAACAATGCAGGTTCGTTACGATAACGCTACACATTATCAGGGTGATAACGATGTTAACGGCAGAACAAGTGCTGGTAACCCATTCCCAGATAACGTTGGTCTAAACGAGCTAGGCACAAACGCTTAATAGAAATTAGTATAGCCGGCTTTGTCCGGCTATACATTTTCTTTTGATTTAGGATCTGATGCATGAGTTTATTTGGCAAAGTTTTTGATATCTTTGGTAACGGCGGAAACAATAAATTCTATGCAAGAGATTTTCGTAATGCATATACTTTCCGTCCAGACCAAAATCCACCTCGACAAAAGTTTCAAGGATATGTAAACTTTATCCTTAATCGCTCTCTGTTTGGTCAACAGTGGTACAAAGACAGCGCAGCATTTAGAACTCAAATTAGTAGTTTAGTTCGAACAGCAAGTTTACCTGAAATAGAATTCAAAACAGAAACTAAGAATTCTTACAATAGAAAACGTATTATTAACACAGGCGTAGAATATCAGCCTGTGGACATCAAAGTATTTGATACTATTAATAATGAATGGCTAGTACTGTTTATGAAGTACTACAGCTACCATTACATGAATCCACGTAACAAACAAGACGGATCACGTGATGGCGTAGGCGGTGATGACGCTAACAAGTCGGCCGCCTATCTAAACGACAATTCTATTTTTGGTAAAGAAAGCGGATTCAATAGCAACGGTTACGGCTATAACTTAAACCTGTCATCAAATTTCTTTGAACGAATTGACTATGTTGTATATCACGGTAATAAAGGTGTGCAATATAGTTTGTTTAATCCTGTACTGACAAGATTTAGAACAGGTGAAATAGATTATTCAAGTTCAGATGTTATGGAATTTGATATGACATTTGAATACGAATCGTTTACAATTT